TAACGCCCTCCCATTTAGTACCAAGGGTCCCGGGAGGGGAGGGACCCATGGCAGCCAGTCGACCAGCACTGGCAAGCCTCGGACGGCGCCGAGTTAACTGGAGGTGGTAGGAAAACCTCGTATGAGACCCCACACGTCATCAGACCCAACGATGCTATACTAGCACAGGACGAGCATGTTTGCTTGTGGGCTGTTGCTGAGCTAATTTCTCAGAGAGAAAAGTGACAGGCCAAAGGCCCCGCTCCGCCATTCAAGCAAAGGTCTGCTATAGGCCCTCGCGGGCCTCGCCAAGTGACATGACTATGCCAGAGGTTCGTTACTTAGCCTCTCCCACTGGCCTGGGGCCGAGGCGAGCGCCGAAGCGGTCGCCAGCCCTTCGAGGTGCACACCCATCCCTACGCATAGCATCGCGGCGTGAGTCATCCGATGCGCTCACACCAGGAACCCTACCTATACCAGCCTTCCTCCGTCCCTCCGCCCTAGATGCGGGCATCCCACCAAGCCTCATAGAGGCCGGGATCAGCTTCGGTCCATTTGCTAACAGGTGGCAAGGTCGAAACGGTGGCGGGAAAACCCACAGGCACCTCACACACGACCCTCTCCGCTGCCAACTGTTCCTCCGGTGACCAACCGAAGGCGCGCCAGAAACTGATTCGGGTTTCCCACCCGATAGGGATGACATCTTTCTCACCAGCCAGCCAGGCCCCGACCGCAAAGTAGTCGGTCAGTGCATCGACAGGCACCTCCTTCCTTGACACCGTCTGCCTGAGGACGGAGAGAGCAGCCCCCTGGAGAACAGGCACACCGCGAGCCAGCGAAAGCTCGCACCGAGCCACCCCATTGAGCCACCGGCGGCCGAACACCGGCTCCCGCAGCCACCTATGGCTGGCATAGGCACCCGAGAGAACCGCCTCAGGCTCCCTAACCATGGTCCAACCCAAACCATGGCCCAGAAACACTGGGGCCGAACGGCCAAACCGTATACCCTCCACGTATGACACCGGCTTTTCTAGTGTCATCTCATGGCCAGAACAAGAAAGCACATCAGAGGCAAAGCTGTCGCAGATCGGTAGGTGGTCACCCTTCTCTAAAAAGACAAGCGCATTGTCACCATCGACAAGTAAGTCAAACTTGACATGGTAGGAACACAACACGTGCGTCAGAACGCACAGCATGATCAGGGTGTTGCCCATGCCCGTGTTGAAATCCCCGCTTGCCCTACCACCAACCCGACCAAACTTAACCCCCGAAGGCGTGACGCCCTTGAAACGCTGGCGCCCAAGCAAACCCCTAAGCTCCTTGGCATCATCATAGGCAGCCAAGTAGATAGAGTGTTCCGCCTTGATCTGGCCTGAGGTGACATGGGCTTCGAAAGCCTTGCCATCAACCTCAAAGCAAACGCCGTCGCGGAAGCCATTGAACTTTCGAACAATGAGATTAGCCCGCCGGCGTGGAGAAAGACCCTTACCCACAACCCTGGTATTCGAACCCCCGAAGAGCCGCCTGGCCGTGAGTCTACCCCACAGCCAGTGTTCCAACGGCTTCAGCCAAGAAGCAAGTGCAAGGTTATACCTAGGACTCCTCGGAAAGATCATCCTAGGCTTGGGATCCTTAGCACTCGACAACTTCTCAGCCTTCAGAAACGCCCTCAAGAGACAGTCCCCGGAACGCACAGGACCATCCTCCCTCAACGAACGTTCTGCCTCAAGGTATCTACGACGCAAAGCCCCACTATACGATTGCGCCGTTTCCAGGTAGCTCCATCGTACACCGCCCCAGGCGGACACCAACCTCCTCACCTTGTTCACAACAAGAAGAGGGCCTGGTCCCAAGTCCGCATCGGCCGGCATGGGTAGAGGAGCTAGAGATCGCCAGGCCAAAGCAGCGATCTCGTTGTGTGCGCAGTTTGCGTGGACCCCGGGCACCCAAGTCCCTGGCAGTCCGGTCCTCCACGCAACCCACATCTGTCGCCTCTGGGTGTCCCCACAGGCCAGATCAACGCCTACAGCCTCCAAGGAAGCACCGTCATGTAAGGGCGTAGGCACGCACCCAACACAACGGCCGTAGGTCGCGACCGGCCTGTCCTAAGACGAGGACCACCAGAGAGGTGGACTTGGC